AGTGAACTCCTTTTTTTCTTTTCTTGTCTTCTCTTAAAAAAGATATACCTGTTTTTGCCATTTTAATTAATTTTAATTATTTATAAGTACATGTTTGGGTGATATTTCTAATATCTCATCGCAAACTTTCTTTACTTCTGATTGTTTTATACTTGGGTAATTTTGTATGATAGATCTAAGCTCGTCGATCTCAGAGATAAAAATATTGTACTCTGATTTTTGTATTATCTTTAAATCATTATGACAATCAAAGATAAATCTATCAAAGACTTCGTACTTATTATTTGGATCAAGGGGGTCATCACTAGCCCCCAAAGCTTTTTCAATGGGATGTATTATAGTTTTCCCATGAACATAATCTAAGATATGGTCCACAAGGATAGTTATTTGTTTTTCTTTATACACCTGTTAATTGTACTTAAAAAGGTGCTTTGTTCAACAACAAATTAAGAAATTCTTATCCTACTTCTTATTTTAGAAACGTGACGCTTTTTCTCTAAAACAGATCCGCCTTCACGGCTACCAGCTCCATTTGTATTACCCTCTATGGTCACTACATAACCACTTGAGTCTATGTCCTTTACAGCCAAACCAATATGAGAAAATGTAAATACAACTATGTCTCCAGCTTTTATGTCTTCATTGCTTGGCTTGCGGAGATCTACTCCTTTACCGTCCTGTTGTTTAGCCCAATTTTCAAAATCCCAGGCTCCAGCAGTTCTTGGTCTCTTGAATTTTATATCTTCTCCCTCAATAGATTCTCTAACTAACCAGCAGATGAAAGCTGCACACCAAGGCCAACCTTTATCTGGATCAAGCCAAGTAGCCGCTTTGTATTCATCTACTCTTGGGCCGCAATTACTGCCATCAACTTCTGAAACTCCTATCTCTTCTCTAGCTAATGAAACCATTTTTTTTGGTATATCACCATCTGGCGCTGGAGTATTTTTAGTGGACAATTTTGCTAAGATAGCGTTCCAAGTTACAGGTCCATCTGCACCGTCAGCAGAAACACCTAATAATTTTTGTACAGCTTTAACTACTTCTTTTTTACCTTTAAAATTCATTTTAATTACATTTCCTACTAAATGAAGCACCTATAGACATAACGAAACATAAAGCTAGTAGAGTGCAGATAAAATCAGAAAACCTTTCAATCTTTTTGTTTAGTACTTCTGCTTGCTCCTCATTGTAGTACATTTTTGTATCCATAATATTGTTTATGGCATCAATAGTAGGATCAGTCATATCGTACATTCTAGGTATGGAAGCTTTAATCATCTCTACATCACCTTTCTTCGCCCACTCGATTAACTCATTAACATACGCACTTATTTTTTCTTCTTGTGCGAACACAAAGTCAGCGTACTCCTGCTCTTTTGGTGTGATATCTTTTTTGTAGCCTTCTAAATATTCATCCTTGTAGCCACTTTCCTCATTTAAAACATCTACCATCTCTGCTGGGGTCATCAT